AAATGCGGAGATATAGTAGAAGTGCAAAACAAATACCTCTCTTTATATAGAAAGAGTCGGCTGATGATAGCTTCAATGTCGGTGTTAGAAAACAACTCTTCTGAAACTATGACATTGAATTTGGTTTTGCCTGAAACATTTAATGGTGAAAAACCTAAAAACATATTCGAAGAATGATAACTTTCAGTATAGTAAAAGATATCTACATAAGAAAGTTCCGTAGGATATTGAAAATACAACAATACGGAGCAAAAACAGCAGACCAAGTCTCAAGCTTCGGGGATGATTCAGCGCCTATTAAGGACATGATAGCTATATATGCGAAAACAGCAGAGGTGGGAGATGATATCATTTTAGGCTACTTGAATAAGAACCAAGTGTCTCAACCAGGAGAAAAAAGGATATTCAGTTTAAAAGAAAATGGCACGGTTTCCTTTTCTGTCTACCTTAAAAAGGATGGCACTTGCGAAATAGGAGACGGAGCCACTGACAATGCCGTACGATATAGTGCCTTAAAAACTGCTTTTGATGAATTGAAGAATAATTTTAATACCTTTGTATCTGTATACAATGCCCACGTGCATATAGCTGCAGGAGCGAACACTACTCCCCCTGGAATTCAAGGGCAGGTTTCTGCAGCAGATATAACGGGGGCAAAAATCGACCAAATTAAAATTTTATAACTATGAGAGTACTTAAAGACTCAGCAGTGTTGCTTTTAGCAATTATGGGCATATTGAGTGATATAAATTGGATGGATATACCATTTTGGGCATTCATATTGGTTTTCATGCTCTATGCTATGTTTAGAATAATAAGCATCGCTTTTCCTGAAAGGGATTTCAAATACTTAGTAGGAAAGCGTAAAAAAGCTGAATAGTGAATGCTGTAGACTTTCCTGAAGTTTTCAAGGTCCCCGAAGGCATCAGCTGCATTGCTGTATGGTATTTCTATGGAGTGGTATCTCTAGGAACAGTCATAGTGTTCGGGTTAATTTCGGACAGGAAAATGATGCTTAAAAGAGTGTTAGCCAAAGAAAAAGATCATGTCCAAGCCGTATCTGCTCACAGGGACGACCTTAAGAACCATACAAAAATGCTGAATGACATAGCAGATGTTAAAACGAATTCAGTACTATCAAACTTAGAAAATCAACTAGCCAGACTTGAAACATTGGAGGCATCATCGAAGAAAGTTTTCGATGCTGTTTTATCAACCTTAAACAAAAAATAAGCAATGAGAAGGTCTGACAACACAACCTTAGAAGAAAAAAAAGAAATTGAAAATATAAGGGAAAGAAATAGAGTGATCTATGAATTGGTTCTGTCTTTTTACATTGAGAGAACTATAAAAAGGTGTTAGAATCTGAAAGCTAAAACACCTTTAATTTTAGATTCCTTTAAGTTGGTGAGATCCATTTCTAGTCCTGTGCCTATTAAGAATCTCCTTTTAGAGAGATACACCATTAGGCTAAGATCGCTCATACCGTATCCGGGTTGATACGAAAACGAAGAGCCTAGATACCTAACATTCTCCCTAACAGTTTTAGTGGTTGTAGTATTGTGTGTCTTTAAGCTTACTTTTCTGTTACTTATACTCTTAGCTTCTATAGTAGAGGTGACTATCCCGTTTTTTAGGCTGTCCACATAAGTGTATTTCATATAACCTGCACTTTGATTTGAAGCCACATAGCTTTTCTGTGCTTTTTTTATGGTCAGTATCTTGTTCTTCTTTTTAAGGTTCTCAATAGGCTCGATGCTGATAGGAACAGTGTTTAAAGATTCATCGCAGACTTCTACTATCTCTACGACTTCTTTTATCACTGCTGTGCCTTTTGAACCGAATAAAAAATCAGAAGAAAATAAACCTACGATAAAAGCTAGAAATAAAAAAGCTAAGTATATGAAAGTTGTTTTAAACATATAGAATAGGGGGTTAGTTAAAGATTGAAAGAATCTACCTGTTGATCTTTTTACTGAATTCAATAGCGCGGTTCAAATTAACGAGACGTTCTGACAGTATTTTATTACTGTATTTGAGCCTCTCTATTTTCGTATTGTTTTCTTCTATAATCCCTTTGCAGATTTCAACTCTCCGATTAGCTAGAAAGATCGAAGAAAATAGAAATATGTTAACCGAAATAAAAAGGGCTAGGACTAGTGCTTTTGTCTTATTTCCCATCACAGCTTATACGTATAAATCTAGTTGGAGATAGCTCTTTAGCAAATTGGTGGTCTAAGCAGTCATCAGAGTAGTAATAAGATTCACCTGTATAGTTGTTTTCTTCGAATTCGTATACGAAAGCTGTGCATTCGCAGAATTGACCTCTTTCAGTGCATGAAAACATCAAGAAAAAGAAGAGTAGTAGAGGTAGTATTTTTATCATTTTTATCATTTTTATCATTTTTATCATTTTTTTTATTGTTAGTAGTAAATATAACGAAAATCCGCTAGTGTTTTAGATGTTTTTCATTTATGTATCTTTAAGTATACTGTAAAAGTAAAACAATTTTTCTTTATAGAAAACTATTTCTATAAAAAAGTGATACCTATTTAGCCATTTTTAAAAGCTGTACTACAGTTTCCGAGAGAAACAGCAACATATCCGTGTATTTAATCGAAATAGAAGCATAGAATTTTACAGCGCATCCCGAATTGTAAAATTTATAGTAGACTCTCATTTCCTGCTCTTTGTTATCTATGAAACTTACCAATAAGGCTTGCCTTTTAGGAAATTTGTCTTTCAAATACATTTCTATGATTTTTTCCATGGTAATTCGTATTTTTTAGTGTTATCTACTATTATTTCATCTACAGTCCCTATCTTTTTATAGTAAAATTCAGCTGCATTTTCATACCAGGAAATTTTCAATGCTTCTTGAGCTATCGCTTCGCCCTCTTTTCTACCTATTCTTTCCCTGTATTTATCAGCGGTCATTTCGCAGAAAGTCATAACAGCAAGAGTGCCGTAAACTCTTTCATATTTTACGATTGCAGTTAATCTGTTCCGCGCATAATGTATTGCATCTCCTTTCTCGTTGTAACATTTTTTGACACTCATTTAGTTGGGTTTTTTATAGGTGAAGTTTTAAAATTCTTGTGTAGACTTCCGTTTTAGAAAATGTCTGTGTATTTTCTCATTCTTGCTTTGACAGCCTCCATTAACCTATTTTGGTTATTGTTTTTAACTCTTTCAGAGTTCACTACATCCATGTCGTGCGTCCCTTTTATTATTAGCTTGTTTATAATTACAGGTTTCGTCTGCCCTTGTCTGTGTAGCCTAGCGTTGAATTGCTGCTCTAGCTCTAGTGACCAGGTAGGCCCAAACCAAAGAATGTGGTTTCCCCCATCTTGAAGATTCAGTCCATGCCCTCCTGAAGCTGGGTGCATTATCATTACCTGTATCTTGCCAGCATTCCAGTCGGTTATGTGTTGCTCTGAAGACAGTTTCACGGGATTATACTGCTTCAATGCTTTCATTAGCCTTTCTAAGTCGTGTCTGTAAGAATAAGCGATTAGGACAGAATTACCGTTGGCTTCTTCTACTATATCCTTAGCTGCATCTATTTTCAAATTATGCAGTTCATGCCAGTTTTTGTCTTCATCATACATTGCCCCATTACAGAATTGCAAAAGCTTATTAGACAGAGCAGCTGCATTAGCAACGTCTATGTAGTTGACGGCTTCTTCGGTACCTTCTAGATCGCTCTCTATTGAATTTAACAATTCCATGCATCTGTCTCTTTCGAAACTGTCATACTTTTTTTTCATCTCAGGGCTAAAATCTAGCTCTATAATGTTGTCTATTCTTTTAGGAACGTTTAAATAGTCTTCTGCTTTCATGCTTATGCAAATATCGTTTATTCTCTCATATATTTGCCGTTCTCCACCTTTTACAACATTGTAATTGAACACTATTTTACCGTTGGTCTTACCAGGCTTGAAGTACATTTCTCTATATTGAGACACAAACTTTCCTAGCCTCTCTCCTCGGTCTAGGAGATATATCTGCGACCATAAATCTGCTAATCCGTTAGGAGCAGGCGTCCCTGTAAGTCCTACAACTCTTCTGAAACAGGACTGAATAGGTTTCAAAGCTTTGAACCTTATAGACTTCGGGTTCTTAAAAGAACTTAGTTCGTCTATGACAAGCATGTCGAAAGGGAGCCTGTTTCCTCCATAGAGACCGCACAACCAAGCAATGTTATCTCTCCCTATGGTGTATATATCAGCATTGTTTTTCAAAGCTTCTTTTCTTTGTTTGACATTCCCAATAACTCTAGATATTTTTAGGTGGCTAACATGCGACCATTTTGCACATTCTGACGACCATACATTTTCAGCGACCCTCTTAGGTGCCACGACAAGCACGCTTGATATATCTAAATCTTCATACATCAACTTATTTATCGCAGTCAATGTGGATATTGTCTTTCCTAGACCCATGTCTAGAAATAAAGCGCAGTTTCTATTGCGTATAATGTGTTTGACTGACTCTTTCTGGTAGCCATGTAATTTTTCTTTACTCAGCATTTGCATATTCCATCACGATTTGTTTAACTCTGCTTTTTGTTTCTATGATCTCTACTCTGAATCCTAGGTTTTTTAAAACTCTATGAACTATGAGCTGTATTTTTCTAGGCTTCTGGTTAGTTGTCTTCACTTCAGCAAAAAAAACCTTGCCTCCAGGAATTAAGCATATCCTATCAGGGAGTCCGTTCATGTGAGCTGATAACATTTTTATGCATCTTCCTTTGAGATCTTTTTCTATGGATTTCTTCAAGAACGCTTCTACAGATTTTTCACTTTCTATATTTTTCATTTGATCCTGATATAGTACTTTTGTTTCCCGTAAATCTTGAAGTTTTTAGTTTTTCCAGATTGCTCCCAGTTTTCAAGCCCTCTCATGAGGTCGTTGATTTCTTTAGTATTGTATCGGCTCATGTCTTGTTTAGCTTTACCTAGACATTCAACCCATATTTCTGCGATACATACTTTTCTTCTTGGCTTTCCGCTACGCTCATTTGATCTCTGTTCTAAGAACATTCTTCTTTCTATTTCATCCAACTTTTCCCAGTTATCAGGCAGTAATGTATTTAGATACTCTTCTACTAGGCCTAGTCTTTCGTCCACTTCACAGTGTTCTATTCTTTTACCTTGAGC